CTATATATATTATATATGATATTGTTTATGTTTATTCATTTTATGATTAAATGAAAAGTGAAGTTTTTCACTTTAATTTTACAGAGAAGAAATTTATTATAAAAAAAATAATAAATAATTATAATAAATTAAATAAAAAGGTTAACAAAAGGTTAACATTAATTTTAAAAAGGCTAACATTAGGCTAACATTATTCACTCGTAATATTTATTGATGCATTTACATAAATGATAATTAATACTATTTTATTTTATTACATAAATTAGATGTTAATTGTAATTTTAACTATATATATTATATATGATATTGTTTATGTTTATTCATTTTATGATTAAATGAAAAGTGAAGTTTTTCACTTTAATTTTACAGAGAAGAAATTTATTATAAAAAAAATAATAATTAGATATTATATGATATATGATATATGATATATGATATAATCAATATTAAAAAAATTGATATATATTTAAACAAATAATAAGTCTATAAATAGATGAATATAGAAGATAAGTATTTAGATTTAACAGATGAACAAATAGATAATTTACTATTAGGGGTGGATTTAGATCAACCAATAGAATATGTAAATAGTGATAAAAATACAAATGTATGTATTTCGTGTAAAAGTACTAGATTAATTATTGATAATACTAAAGGTTATAGTGTATGTCAAGATTGTGCCGTTATAAATGAAGAATTTTTAGATAAAAATGTTGAATTTTCAACCGATCAAAATTGTGCTTCTAGTTATGGTTGTCCTTCTAATTTTTTCTTTCCTAAATCTGCATTAGGAACAAAAATAAGTGCAAAAGGTTATAATCGTGTTGCTCTTTTACAACGTCAAGGTCAAATGCCATATAGAGAAAAAAGTTTATTAGAAGTTTTAGAAAGAATACAATTTAAATGTAAAAAATATAATATTACTCAATCAATTATTGATAGTGCTAAAATATTATATAAAAAAGTATCTGATTGTAAACATACTAAAGGTAAAAGAAAAGGTAAAAATATGATTATGCGTTGTATAAATCGTAGATCAATGATCGCTGCGTGTGTATTTTATGCATGTAAATTACAAAAAGAACCACGAAGCCCAAAAGAAATTGCTGATATTTATGATCTTGAAATTAAACATGTAAATAGAGGATGTCGTAAATTTATTGATTATATAGATTTATCAACTATTTTTTATGAAATTAAAAGTTCCCAATCATCAGATTTTATTGAAAGGTTTGCAAAAAAATTAAATATTGATAAACAATATATAAATAATGCTAAAGATATATCATCAAATATTCATAAATTAGGATTAGCAACAACTCATGAACCGCCATCGGTTGCTGCCGGTTGTATTTTATTAGTAGCAACAATGTATCATATTGATATTAATAAAAAACAAATATCAGATATTTTTGGAATATCTGATGTAACAATATCAAAAACATATAGAAAAATTTATCCATATCATAAAATAATAATGAATAATAAAGTTACTGAACTTATAATGGAAAAAAAAAATAATATTCAAAAACAACCATTATTTTTATCAGATGAAAGTCTTGTATCTAGTGAAAAATCAACAACAGAATCATCAGATTCAATTAATATAACAGAAACAACAGAATCATCTGATACATCAGATGATGAGTTTGATATGTAAAATAAATATTATACATTTTATAAGAATAAATTGTATAAAATTTTAAAATTATTTCTATTTATTTATAATGGGTAGTGGAATGTCATTATCTAATAATAATTTAATAATAAATCATTAACTAATAAATCATTAACTAATAGTGAAGTTGATACAGTTTTAATTCGTAAAGTTGAATTATATAATGATACATCAAATAATAATATATTAGTTACTACAACATTATTAAAAAAAATAATAATATATGATTATTAAAAATTATATAAATATTTTATCAATTATATCACTAATATAATCAACACAAAAAACTTGAAAATTTAAATCAATTATATTTTTATGTTTTTCAATAATTTCTTTTATATCTTCTTCATTTTCTTTAGGAACAAAAACAATTTTAATGCCGGCTTTTTTAGCACCAATTAATTTAAAATTTAATCCTCCTATTTTTGTAATTTTTCCTGTTAATTCAATTTCTCCTGTTAAGCCAATATAATTATTTATTGGTTTATTTAATATTCTAGAAATAAAAGCACAAGTAAAAGCACATCCTGCACTAGGTCCATCTTTTGGGGTTGCTGTTGCTGGGGTATGTATATGAAATCCATTTTTAAAATTAGATTGAAAATATTCATCAAAATTATCAATATTATATTTAATACTATTTAATTTTATATAATTAATAGCACACGTTAAAGCACATTGAACGCTTTCTTTCATAACTTCTCCTTGTTTTCCGGTTAATTTTAATTCAAATGTACTTGATGTTGAATTATTAAATATTTGTATAGGTATAATACCACCATCACCATTTGTTGTGGCATATAATCCATTAATAATACCAATTTGTGGTATATCATAAATTTTATTAATTTCATTAACTGGTTTAAGTAATATTCTAGAAACTTCAATAATTGTTAATGTATAATTAGCTAGTAAAATTTGTTCTGTTAAAATTTCTAAATTTAACTTCATATAAATTCTTTCTATTTTTCTTTTTAATTCACGTACTCCCGCTTCATTTGTATAATTTTCAATAATATATTCAATTATATTATTATCTATATCTAAATTTACTGCTGTTTCTTTTTTAATTTCTGGAATAATAAAATTTTTAGTAATTAATATTTTATCATCAATTGTATATGGTTTAATTACTATTTGTGTAATTCTATCTAATAGGATAGGATCAATTTTATCAGAATCATTATATGAAAAAATCATAATTACTTTATTTAATGGAAAATCAATGCCTTGAAAAAATCTATCTTGAAATGATTTATTCATATTTGGATCTGTTAAATGAATTAATATATTAGATATTTCATTATTAGTACCATGTTTAGATGATGTTTTATCTAATTCATCAAAATATAATATACAACGATCTTTACCCATTTCAACCATTTTTTTTATAATTAAACCAGGTTGAGAACCGGAATAAGTATAACCATGACCATGTAATAATTCACCATCATTTTGACCTCCTAAAGTTATTTCTGCAAATGGTATATTTAAGGCTTTGGATATACTTTTTGCTAATAAAGTTTTACCTACGCCAGGAGGTCCAACTAATCCTAATGGTTTTCCACTACACGAAGGATTACTTATCCAATTTGCTATGGTTTCTAATAAAATTAATTTGGCTTCAGTATGCCCGTAAGTTAAATTATTTAAATTATTTTTAATATTATTTAAATAATTAATAATATTTGGTGGGATAAATGTATCATCTAAGGTCCAAGGAAATTTTAATATATTTTCAACAAATAATTTCTGTTTATAAAATTCATTATTACGAACTTTCATTTCATCAATTTTATCAATAGTTAAATTTTTAATATTATCTGGTATATTTTTAATACTTAATAATTGTTTTTTATAATCTATACTATCAATTGTTATTAATTTAATTTTATCAAATTCATTTTTAATATTATTAGTTCCTTTTTTAATTTTCATTTGCATAAAAAAAGATAAATTATAATGTATTAAATTATAAAGTGTATATGAATTAATTTTTTTTTCTTTTATTAAATTTATTAATAATGATGCTATATCTGCATTATCATCATTACCTAATAATAATAAAAATATAATATTATATAAATTATATAATTTTGATCCATTACTAATAAAATTTTTCATAATATTAATGAAAGATGTTTTTATTAATTGTAAAAATAATTTATATGAACTTAATAAATAATTAATATATTCTGATAAATTCATACAATAAATATTCCCAATATAATCATATCTAATAAATTTTTTTGCAAATTTAAAATCTACATCACAATTTTTATTTTTAATTTCTAGTAAAATATTTTTTTTCTTTGTATATAAATAATTTGAATTTAATTGTGATGTTTTTAATTTTATAGATAAAATATCAGTTTTAAATATACCTTCAATCTTATAATAAAAATTATTTTTATTTTTAATCCATAATTCTCTAGTACTATGTAAAATATCATCAGATTGATAAATTGTTGGTATTCTCCAATAAAAATTTATATTTTCTTGTTTTAAACTTACTTTAAATTGATTAAAACTGGTTGGTATAAATATATCTGTTATTTCATTAATAACTGATAATATATCAGTAGATAATAAATTATAATTTATTTTATTAAATTCAAATAATTTTAATAAATTGTTATAACCAACTGAATTTATTATTTTTAAAATAATATTTTCTTCATTTTGAAATGGAATATTATTAATAAATAATTTACTAATAGGATATAATAAATTAAATTGTTCTAAATCTGTAGTATTTATTATATCTATTAAATTTTCATTTATATTATCATTATTTTCATTAGTTATATAGGTATTATAAATACTATTAATAGATTTATTAATATTAAATAATTCAGTTAATATATCATTTTTTTTTAATATATCAATATAATAAATACTATCCAAAAATTGAATATGTGTTGATAACTGCGTTAATGTTGTTGTTAATTCAAAATACTTATTTTGTAAATATGTATTTTTATATAATTTCAATTTATTATTTTGTTGCATTATGTTAAATTATATAAAAAATATATAATTTAATAAAATAATTACATTTATATTAAATAAAAGCTACTTAAACCCATAATAAGACGCATTTAAAAAATATATAGTGTGTTTGATTTAAAAAAATAATATTATAATATAATATATAATGGTATCATCTCAAAAAAAAAATAAATCTAGTAAATCCGCTCCAGAACAAGTTGTTCTTTCCACTGAACCAGTTGCTCCTGAACCAGTTGTAGTTGCTACTGAACCAGTTGCTCCTGAACCCGTTTCTCTGGAACCAGTTGTAGTTGCTACTGAACCACTTGTTCCTCCCCTTGTTGTTCCTGTAGAACAAAAAGTTAAAAGAGTTAAAAAATCAAAAGTAGTTTCTGAACCAGTTTTAGAACCAGTTTCTGAACCAGTTTTAGAACCAGTTTTAGAACCAGTTTTAGAACCAGTTTTAGAACCAGTTTTAGAACCAGTTTTAGAACCAGTTGCGCCTAGTAAGAAATCAAAAGCCAAAGTTGTTAAATCAACTGGTTTAGAAACAAATGTTTTATCCACAGTTGTTTCTAGTGATGTATTACCAAAAAC